CCCGCCCCGCCAGTAAACTTCCGCCTGTTGTGTTAATTTATTCAGGTTAGTAATTATTTTTAGTTTGAACAAAGAAACGATTGACAATTATCCCAGCTTATAGTATTCTATACTATAGGATATAGAAGATGGCAAGGAAAGAATTCGAGGTTGACTCAGACGTTTTGCTGGACCTAATTTCTGATGGATTTACTCATAAGGAAATGGCTGAGCAACTTGGCTGCAGTCGACCAACACTGGAGAAGAAGATTGCACGGTTACAGAAGGAAAGTCCGGTTCTTCTAAACTACCGTACTCTCCAGACATTAGAACTAACTGAACTCCAACACAAGATTCTTTCTGCCATAACTGACGACAAGATTGACAGTGCTCCACTTCGTGACCTTGTTCTTGCATACAAGATTCTGAAGGAAAAGGAATTCATGGTAGAGGGAAAGCCTCAGGAAATCAAGGGACTTGTCCACTACCTGATTGAGATTGAACGCTTGGAACAGGAAGAAAAAGCTGGCAATCGTGCAGCTATTCAGAAAGGTTCAGAAGAAGATGTCACTGATGCAGAGTTAGTCGAAGACGCCAACCTTGACGCTGTTGAGGTTGAACTTATTGCTGGCTGTAGACCTGAGGAGATTCCCTGATGTATGACCAGGAAGTTATAAAGAGACTTAGGGTGTGGAGGGAAAGTCCCCTTATATTCTGCAAGGAATGTATTAAGATGCAACCCTCCGACCAGCAGGCTGAAGCCCTTCATGTGTTTCCACAGACAAAAAGGCTAACTATACGCAGTGGTCACGGAACAGGCAAGGACGCTATGGTCGGAGGAGTCATAGTTCCTTGGTTTATGGTCACAAGGCCTTTTGCAAAGGTAGTTTGTATTGCACCTACTGCAAGACAGCTGTCAGATATTCTATGGAGTGAAATTAGTAAGTGGTTACGAAACTCCTTAGTCGCCGACGAGTTCGTTATTCAAAGGGACAAAATCTTCCAGAAGGATAACCCAAGGGAATGGTGGGTACGGGCTATCTCCCCCTCTGCCAAAGCTTCTCCCGAAGAGCAAGTCGAATCTGTCGCTGGTTTGCACGGTGACCACCTCCTCATCGTTGTAGACGAAGCGTCTGGTGTACCTGAGCCCGTATTCATCCCCTTGGAAGGTTCCTGCACACAGGAAGACAACCGCATGATTCTGATTGGAAACATGACTAAGAACAAAGGCTATTTCTTTGATTCACATTTTCATCCTGAGATTAAGAAGATGTGGACACAGTTACACTGGGATAGTCGGAAGTCTTCGAATGTCAAGAAAGAATATTGCGACTACATGGAGATGAAGTATGGACTTGATTCCAATATCTTTCGTATTCGTGTTGCTGGTGACCCACCCATTGAGGATGAAGGAACACTCATTCCGTTGGCTTGGGCAGAAGCTTGTGTCGGAAATGAAATTACAGTACCTGAAGATGAACCCCCTTATGTTGGAGTCGATGTGGCAAGATTTGGGGATGATGACAGCGTTATTCTTCCTCGTACTGGGAATGTTGTTCTTCCTTGGGAGACTTACCACGGAATGAATACTATTGATTTAGCTATGAGAGCCCGCCTATACGCTATAGAAAATGAGGCCTTAGGAATGGCTATTGACGAGATTGGTGTCGGAGCTGGTGTAGTGGATTGGCTGGCAAAACATAACACGGAGAACTTGTTCGGAGTAAATGTGTCGTCCGCCTCCAGCGACATCACTAAGGCCGACAGACTTCGTGATGAACTCTGGGTAACTATGAGGGATAAGTGTATGCGGATGCAGTATTCTTTTCCCACAAAGAAGGAATTCGGCGACGTCCTTTCAATGGGGCAGAAGCTTGCAAACGAATTGTCCAGCCTCCGCTACACCTTTAATAAGCATGGTGGGTATAAGGTTGAAAGTAAACCTGACGCAAAGAAGCGAGGAGTTCCTTCTCCGAACATTGCAGATGCATTGGCGTTGACTGAATATTTTAGTGGTGTTGCTACTCAGATATTTAGACCCAAGGTTAAGAAGGGAAGCGTTGACAGGTGGAAGAAGTTTCATCAGCAGTATGGAAATACTGTTAGTAGACATTCCTGGATGGTGTCATAATGAAGTGGGGAACAAGAGCACAATTTTACAAAGAGTTCATGAATACCTTTAGGAAAGGTAGCTGGGGAGAAGAGGGTAAACTTGCTTATGAAGTCCTACCTCAAGAACAACGTACTAAGGTTAAAGATATTATTCGTGCTATGTCAGAAGAAAAGGTTGAACACGCAACAAAGAATCCTCTTATTACTGCACCGAATATAGATACTGCAAGTACTGAAATGGCAAGAGATATTAAAGGGTATGCAAGTTACAGTATAGACAGTGATGCCGTAAAACTTCCTCCGTTTGTTCTTAACTATCCAGAGACCATTGCTCATGAGTTACGTCATGCTCAGGTTATGCGGTCTGCTAAACTAAAAAATAGGCCGTATATAAGTTTAACTGGCGATGACTTTGACCCTATATATGCAAGCTTTAATCCACTGAAGGGAGAGTATGAGAATATAGGCAAGAAAAGTATCTGGGATTATATATACAAGAATACTTCAAACCCATTAGAAGTTGATGCTATGCTATCAGAAAAAGCTACTAAGGTACTTGCTGAGGGTATTGGTAATGCCAGAAAAATAAAGAAAAGTGGAAGTGCGGCAACTCCAAAACAATGGACTAAAAGTAAATCACAGCTTAGTTCTCTTGGAGGACAAGAAGATATTTTTAATAGAGTATGGGAAACTGTCCCTGATAAAATAAAGTCTCATTATCTTGAAACAGCCGGTATTGCTGGTCTTGGTTTTATGTCAGCACCAAAATTGCAGGGAGAAGAGGAGGAGGTATAATGGCAAGCATAGTAGATACAATCGTTGAAGGGTTACTTGGAAAGAAGAAGAAGCTTCCAGATGCAGAGAAACCTGTTGTAGAGATGGCAGACGCAATTTCAAATGCTGACCGTCCACTGAAAATGGGAGAGATTCACAAAATTGGCAGAGCAGCCAAACCGAGGTGACCTATGAAGATAATAGATACGAAGCTTCCTCCACCGAAGCCGGTCAAAGAAAATACAAAAATTGGACTTTCTTACCCCGAACGAGACCGCTATCCCTATGGTACAAGGATAACTCTTGAGAAGGAATTGATTTCCAGACTTGGTCTTGACCTCAAGGGATTGAATGTTGGAGACACCTTTACGATTGTAGCAACAGCGGATGTGATTGAAGTAAGGTCTCGAGAGTCTCTTGGTTCTGGTGGTATAAGTGAAAGCGACAGCAAAACAGTTGAGCTTCAAATAAAGAAGCTTGGTCTTTCTCCTGACCCAATTGCTAACGCTTTTAAACAGGGGAAAAACGGAGTTGCAAAACCGAGGTAATGATGCCAGTAAAAATTACCAAGTCCTCCAGTAATAGGTATCGCGTCGCCACTCCCAATGGTGTGAAGGCGAAGTCGACAACAAAGGAAAAAGCATACAACTTACAGCGTTTGTTGAATGCTCTTGACCACGGCTGGAAGCCGACGAAAAGGAGTGGGAAATGATTGAGACTTATGACAGCGCGATAGTTACAAAGCCAGATTCTACAACTGCTGTTGAGGGTGAGACTGAGCTTCTCAACAAACTTTGGAAATGGCAACTTGAGTCAGAAGGAAATGTTGCTGAGCGTAACTTTAGGACTGAAGCAAAGGAAGACTATGACTTCTATGCTGGGAAGCAGGACACGACTGAGGTACTCAGTGAACTCGAAGAACAGCAACGTCCTTCAACAGTCTTTAATACAATCCTTCCGAAGATAAACCTTCTGATTGGTTTGGCTGGACAGTCCAACCGAGTCCCGTACTTGTTTCCTGTCTCCATGGGAGATGATGCAATAACGGAGATAATGAACGGGGCTTTCAAGCATTTTCGCCGAAAGGCAAAACTTGCAAGACTGGAAAACGAATGCTTCGAGCATGCAGTAAAAAGTGGTAGGTCTCTTCTTGGTTTCTGGATTGGTGGAGATAATCCAATGGAGCCTGAGATAAAAGCAGTACGTATCTCGGGCAGGGACTTTCTGCTTGACCCAACAAGCGTAGCATATGATATGTCAGATGCACGTTATCTGTTTGTGGATAAATGGCTTGAGGCAGATGATATAAAGGCTTTCTTCCCAAATATTTCACTGGATGAAATCAAGTCTCTTTCACGTAGTTCCAGTGAAATGCCACAGTTTTACAACACTGTGACTGACAAGTACCGCCTGACTGAGTGTTGGTACAGGAAGTATGAAACAATTTACTGGGTAGAGAACCCTTTGACTGGAAAGGTGGAATTAACAACTCCTGCTGAGTTGACTAAGTTTAAAGCTGCACTGAGACAGGGAATTCCTGATGGTAAAGGAGGAGTTATTCGCTATGATAAAGAAATTAAATCAGTCAAGAGAATGGTTAAGAAGGTCTACTACGCCATATATTCTGGGAATAAGTTGGTGGAGGCAGGCCCTTCTCCTTATAAGCATAACCATTTTCCTTACGTTCTATTTGGTGCTTACAAGGACGAAGACGAGAATAGGTGGTTCTCAGTCGTAAACATGATGAAAGACCCTCAGCGTGGACGAAACGCTATGAGACGTCAACTTCAACACTTGTTGCAGACAGCACCAAAAGGTCTCCTGGTACACGAAGTCGGAGCATTGATTGACCCAGAAGAATACGATGCGAAGTCTTCTCAACCAAACTTCAGACTTGTGATTGCACAAGGAAAGTTTGATAAGTGGAAATTTACTGACCAACCACAGATTTCGCCTGTCTATGCTCAGCTTGACCAGACCTACGAACAGGATATGAAGGACAGCAGTGGTATTCAGAATGACCTGATGGGTATTGAGACTTCGTCTCGGCAGCCTGGAGTAACACTTCGTCTGCGACAGCAAACTGGAATGGCTGTTTTATACATCCTGTTTGATAACTTCAGGGAGTCCCGCCTACACTCTGCTGAAATCATGGTCAGTATGATTCAACAGTATATGACACAAGCTCAGATGATTCGTATAGAAGGGCCTGAGGGTGCATACCTGACACAGATAAACACCCAGATGAATCCTCAAGTACAGGGGTACAATGACATTTCTGCCCTCAAGTATGACTTTGCTATTGATGAAGCAGTAGAAAACACCACTATGAGGATGGCAATAGCTCAGATGCTGACAGAATTTAGCCAAAATAACCCTGGAAGTATCCCTCCTGATATGATTCTTGAGTACAGTGATATGCCTTTAAGTGCAAGAATGAAGGTAAAAGCTTACCACGAACAGATGATGCAGAGAGAAGAGCGTATGATGGAGATGGAGATTGAAGCTAAACGTGAAAGTTCACTGACAAAGGCACAGACTGCCGTGTTTAAAGGTCGCCAAGATAAGAAAAACAGGGCAGCTAAGCAAAATAATAAAAAATAACGGAGGTGTTTTATGGCTACAGTGGTAACTGAGGTGCAGGACGACAACAAAGAAGTAAAGTTGGGCGCAACTGAGGTCTCTCAAGGTAAGAGTTTCATTGACGAGTTGGAACCTGATGAAGAAGAAACTGGAAAGGATGGTGAGGGAGATGGCAAAGGCAAAGAAGGCGAAGAAGGGAAAGAAAAAGGTGGCTCCGAAGAAGTAGGAAAGGAAGGAGCTGACGGAAAAGAAGGGGAAGAAGGCAAGGAAGGTGCCGATAAAGGTGAGCAGAAACCTGTTCCTGACGAAAAGGACGAAGAAATAAGGAATCTACGGCAAATAAGCCGAGACCAAAAGCGAGAGCTTGATAAGGTAACGCAGGCACTGGAGAAAACTAATAAGTTACTCAAAGATGCCAACCTTGTTTCTCCTGAAGAAGAGGAGAAAGACAAGGCAGTCGAGGAGTTTAGAGCCAGGCGTGAGGAACAGCTTGAGAACCTACTGGAAGTTATGCGCGTAACTGATAAGTATGGAGATGTTGACGATGTTGTCTCGCAAGAACACTTCGACGACATGATAGAAGCCATAGCAAGGGCTTACGTTGCAGAAAAAGGTGGCAAGCTGGAAGACGTCATTAAAGGTGTTGAGGCTGAAGTATGGGCTACAAAAAACCCTTACAAACTCATGTACGACAATATTAAGCGTTACCATCCAGACTATAAAGCCGCTCCTGCCAAAGGGGATGGAGAGGGCAAAGATGAAGATAATAAAGAAAAGTCTGGAAAAGGTGGAAAGGAAAAAGGAAAAGGACTTGATATTGAGAAAATTGCATCAAGTATTCATGAAGTTGGTGGAGGTTCGTCAGGTACTGGTGGATGGACAGCGGCACGAATTGACGAACTGGATGAACTCGAACTTGACCAAGTCCCCAAGGATATTTATGACAAATATCTGAAGGGAGAACTTAAATAAAAAGGAGACACTATGGCAGCTCATGACCTTATATTTCTTACGAATGATGGGTCAACAAGGAAGAAATGGGCAAAGGAACTTTACCGCGCTATCTTAAAGGCAGTAGAGTTCAACGACCTTGTTGGCACAGGCCCAAATTCCATTGTACAGTTAAAGACTGACCTTGGAAAGGGCGAAGGTGATACGATTACCTTTACAATCAGACTCCCACTGTCTGGTGAAGGTGTCGTTGGTAACAAGACAGTTGAAGGTAACGAGGAGAAACTGAGAACTCGTAACTTCAGCATGACTATCGAGGAACTCAACCATGCAGTAGATACTGGTGGCAGAATGGACCAGCAGCGTGTACCATTCGACCTGATGCAGGAAGGCAAGGATGGATTGCAGGAGTGGTGGACTGACAAACTCAGTGACTATGTCTTTGCGACTCTTTGCGGTGATGCAAGTTACAAAATCGCTGGTGAAACATTTGCTCAGGCATGTGAAGCACCTGATGCTGACCATCTTCTTAGAGTCAATGATGTTGCATCAGATGCAGCAATGACTGCTGCTGATATGATGGATCTCAGCTTTTTGGATAGGATGAAGCAGTTAGCAGAAGTTCCAACTGGAACTGAATGTTACAGGATTCGTCCTCTCTTGATTGGTGGAAAGAAGTATTTCAGGGTTATTCTCCACAACTACGTTTTTGACCGGCTACGTCAGAACTTTAATGCAGGTCAGTGGGGTGATATGCTTCGTAGTGCTCAGAAACTTAATCTTCCTAATATTGAGTTTGAGTATAATGGAATGCTGGTTTCCAAAAGCGAGCGTATTCGTGTATCCAGCACAAACTCTGCTGTTTACAACAATATTCTTCTCGGTGCTCAGGCTGCATGTTTTGCCTGGGGTGGTGCAGGCGAATCCAAATCCTCGATTATGGCCTTTGTTCCTTATGAAAAGGATGCAAAGAGGTACATCATGATAAGAGGTGGTGGCATCTTCGGTTGCAAAAAGACTCGGTTCCAGAGCAAGGACTTCGGTATAATCACAGGCCGCAGCTACGCTACAAAGCTGTAAGCGGAGGTGACTGATGGCAACAGAGAGATTCGGACACAGGTTTTCTGACAGGTATATGATGGCAGCGTCTCGTCTGATGGTTGCACCTGACGACGATACGTACTATGTCATTCAGTTACCTCGGTATGCCTTTGTCACCGATGTGTGGCTGAACATCACTACAGCGTATGTTGGTGGTGCGCCTACGATTTCAGTCGGTTTTGCAGGTAATGGTGAAACAGCAAACACTGCATACTTCATCACGACCGACATATCTGAACCTACGGTGGCAGGCATAAAGTGCTCCATTAAGGATACCATTGCTTCTAACCGAAGCAAGTATTTCTCCAATGGAAGCGGAAGCATTACAGTTACTATCGCAGCTGGTAGTGCTTCAACTGAAGGAACGTTTGAGGTTTTTGCTCAGTACGTTCTTATTTCCTAACAAACTTAACAAGGAGGACATAATATGTCTACAGTAACGGCAATAGATTACAGAAGGACAGACCTGAGAACCAACGTGCTTGAAAACCCGTACTGGTTGACCTCAGGCGAAGTTGTGGCAGTTGATGCTGTTGCGAAAGCTGCCCAGCTTTTCAGCTTTCCGGTAGCTGGAAGGGTTACCATAGTCCTGAAAGCATATATTCAGGTAACTACAGTATTTGCAGGGGGTACACCAGCAGGAACGCTCGGTATAGGTTCACTTGCAACTGATGCCATCACAACTGGCGGTGATGTTACTGATATCGACCAGGATGAGTTCATCACTTCAGCAGATGTAACCTGGACAACTGCAGGTTACTATGAAGTTACTACTGCAACAGGTTCCGACTACGAAGATGCCGTAAAGACTGGTTTGCATCCAGCACCGGCAATCATTATAGGAGCTGCAACAACTGTTCCTTGTGTCTGTCTCTATTTGACTAACGTTGGGACGTACACGGCCGGCAAGTGTCGCGTGCATCTGTTAGTAACGGATATTCCTGGAAAGTAGTATACCCAGGAAGTACAAAAATTTGACTTTCTGGACGGGGTGTCAATATGAACTTAGGTGAGATAGTAACAGAAGTTAGAATTAACTTGAAGGACCAGCGGGCTGATGTGCTGGCTTCTATCCAAGACTATATCAACGAGGCTTATCGATGGGTAGCGGGAGAGACAACTCTCCCCTCCCTTAAAACTCTCTTCACTGTGGACACTGTGCTTTCACAGGCCTACACAACTATAACAGGAAACTTCGATGGAAGACTGTTGTATTGTGGAACAAGTGAAGGACAACTTTCTGTTCTTGACGGAGGCGTTTTTGAACTCCTTGAGAATCATCCTGACCTTACTGAGGCAGGTGATGTTGAACATGTAGCAGTTGAAGGTTCTACACTGTGGTACGCAAAGGTACCTGAAACTGCAACCACGTTGATTTGTCTTGGATACTATACACCAGCTCTCATGACGGCTAATACTGACACCCCGTCTGCAATTCCTGATTATTTGCACAGGGGTTTGTTAGTAAACAAGGCGTCGGCAATAGGCTTTTCTATTATTGAAGATGGTCTTGAGGGTGAAAGGCCTAACACGAGTTTCTATGAGCGAGAGGCTGATAAGGCACTAATGTTACTTAAAGGCTGGGTTGAAAAGCGTCGGGGACACCTGAGACGCGGCGTGTGGAGCGTGTGATGGCCTATAAAACTGTTCCATTTTTGAAGGCTTCGAAAGGTCTGAACGTAATTGCAGACCCTGTACGAATAGTGTTTGATGCTGAGAAAGGTGTTGTTGACCTTGCTACTGCTTATAACATAGACGTTGACACAAGTGGCAGGATAAGTCGACGGACTGGTCAGACACTAAAAGGTGCTTGGGCTTCCCACAGTATTTTTGCCGAAGACGATGTGTGCTTCTTTGTTAGTGGAACAGCGTTGTATCAGCTGAATACAGACTACACTCGGACAGGAATACGCAGTGGGTTAACACCAAACCTAAAAATGTATTTTGCAAAGGCGAAAGACAGAGTCTATTATGCGAATGGACAAGAGCTTGGTTATGTGTTAGGCGGAGTTTCCTACTATTGGGAAGCCGATACTTACGTGGGGCCAGCTACAACTCGAGTGTTTAGCGGCCCACCAGCCCACATCACCATGCTTGAAGTTTATAAAGGAAGAATCTATGCTGTCGTAGATGATGTCTTGTGGCACAGTGAACCGTATGCGTATGGCTGGTTTGACCTTGCAAGGAATTTCATACAGTTCAAAGGGAGTATCCGGCTTGTTAAGGCGGCGTATGGTGCAACTGACAGGGACTCTGATGGACTGTATGTGGGAACAGATTCAGGTGTAGAATTCCTTGAAGGAGATAATCCTGACACAATGACTCGCGAACAAGTCAGCGACTCTCCACCTGTAATTGGCACGGCTGTACGGTGCGAAGCGGCGAGAGTGGCTGGGCCGGCCAAGACTGGAAAGGTAGTAATGTGGACAGCACAGAATGGAATCTGGGTGGGTGGAGCAAACGGACAGGCTGATTGTGTAACAAAGGATAGGTTGAAATACCCTTCGGCACTCTACGGTGCAGGGGTCTATCACAACGGGAAGTATATTGTACTTCTCCAAGAATAAGGAGGATTCACTATGGCGTTCAGATTTAGCACGAAACTAAGGAACCTGATTCTTAGTGGTGCCCCTTCACGAAGAACGAGTGTCATACTTACAGGAACTGGAATTGCTGCCGTAGATGGTGGTGCAAGTCCTGATTCATTTACAGATACTGGAAATGGATTTGTTACTGCTGGATTTTCAGTCGGTGATGCAGTTCTCGTAACGGGGTTTGCTGGAACAGGTGCAGTAAATAACGGAAAGATTTTCACCCTACTGTCGGTAGCAGCAGGTACGATTACTGTTGCAACAGGGTCGTTGGAAGCTGAGACTGAGGGTGCAACAGTTACAATTGTTCAAGTTGTTGGCAACTCACTACGAGATATTTTCAAGGATGGTATCCTCGAGATATACAGTGGAACCCAGCCGACAAGTGCGGATGCTGCAAAGACAGGAACCTTACTCGCTAAGATAACACTGGGCAGTGGTGCATGGGTAGCAGGAGCACCTGCAAACGGCCTGGAGTTTGGTCTTGCAAGTGCAGGCGTTATCGCAAAGGAAACTCCTGTGTGGTCTGGGACAGGACTGGTTGCTGGGACAGCCGGATGGTATAGGCTTTATGCAAACGCCACTGATGCAGGTGCTCTCGACAGTTCCTATGAGTATCCCAGAATTGACGGTTCAGTCGGAACCTCCGGTGCTCAGCTTAATGCCAGCTCTACGAGCATCTCAGTTGGGGCTACAATCACTATTGATAGCTTCCAGATAACACTGGCAGAGGAGGGTGCGTAAGATGGAAAGGTCTAAATTCGG